CACAGGATTCCATCCATTATTCATAATACCACACTTATCTCGAATGTCAACCATATTTTCAGAAAAAAATGAATCATACATCTTTTCTTTGTTAGCGTTTCCTTTACCAGTTGCAAATTTTTTAATTGCCGTAGGAGGAATCGTGCCGATACTCATACCAGCCTTCCATATCATATATTTTAGCAGGCCTGCATTTTCTGCAATCTGAAAGACTCGACCGACAGCACCAAAAGCATAGCCTTCGATGAATACTTTTTCTACATTGTGTTTTTTGAGAATATTAAGGGACCAGGTTGAAAGACTTTCATATCTTTCAAGATCATTAGTATATCCATCCGGATACATATTAGGTAAAAATGGCATTTCTGCCTCCAATAATTTTTCACGTTTAACCAAATAGTAAAAGTGGCAATTCTTATAGTCCCAAGTGTCACCTTCGTGTACACAAATTGCCGGGCTACTTAAACTATAATCAATTCCTGCAACAATCATAAAAACATCTCCATTCATTCATGGAGATATTTATATTAGTCCCAGCGATAAAAGATATGGTCTCCTATACGCCCTACGTGGGTGATCTTTTTGGCCCATCTGGGTTTTACATAATCAGCATGATAATGTGTGGCACCTTCTGATATGCCACGGTAGCGACCCTGGAATAACATTTGACCAGCAATCAATAGAGACTTTTCAAACGAATCTCTGTCTGTAGGGCGATCGCTCTTACCATCACAATACCAAGAAAACTGACATTTGTTTCTAATAGGATTTCCATTGCTATCAAGTTTAGCATCCTTCACAACACCACAAATTGTTCCGGGGTATCGAATATCAAGTACTCGGTTCAGAACAACATCAGCAACACCTGCCATATCCGCTAGACTTGACCCACGTGCTTCATAGTAAATATTAAGAGCAAGACATTGATAGTCTTCTCGTGTTTCGGCATCCATTCCGGTATTTTCTGCCTGTGCAGGGAACGAAAATGCTACAGCCATAGCTGCCATCATAGTAATAAATTTATTCATTTTAGCCTCGGCGCATGTTTGCTATGTCTTTTGCTTCGTTTGTTCCTCGCATAATTGGGACGAGGTTAGACTTGTGCATCGTGCCGATGCCAACGATGAGGTCTCCTGTATATTGATTTCGTTCTTTTCTTGGTGCGTATCCAGGTACTGTGTTCGACGTCTTGATGCTTGGATAGCTCTTCGTCGAGCGTTGTGGCGCATTCGATGGTTTCGGTTCATAAGTTTTAAACTCTTTTTTAGGTTTATACTCGCCGCGGATGTACGAGAGGTAATCCTCGAACTCTTGGAACTGAGCACTGTGCATGTTTTTCTTGCGACAGCTCTTATTATATTGACTCCATTCAACTCTTTTTGCTTGGAGTTGCTTTTCGGTGAGAGCTTTGCTCTTTCGCTTTTTATGATTAGTAGTGGTCATATATGGACCTACTAGATGCATAGTCATAATGTAAACCTCAATGTATGGTTATAGATTCAGTACTTATTTTAGATTGTGCGTTTTCGTCGTGATCGCAGAGTTGGTCACACAACTCTAATATATGATCGTAGTTTCTGCTCATAAATCCATATACGTTACTTTTTTCGTTTTCAGATAAAAGATATGATACACACCCATGTTCTAGGGCGAATACGAAGATCTGATTATCTGTAGTATTCTTCGGTAGATGGAATTTGGCTGAATAATACAATCGGTTTCCTTTCATTTGATATATACCATATTACCACACTCCTAAAGGAATGTCAACCATTTTTTTCAAATTATTATATGTTTCTTGCCAATCTTTTATATGATAACATCTAGTCCTATGATTAGTGTTAACCTGTTGCAAAGCAGCGTATAAAGGATAGTCATTTCCACCTGGATCCATCGCATCACCAAAGAAATGGATTTCGGCATCCTTGTCGAAGTCTTCCAGAATTTGAGACTTGTCAGAACCTCGACGGTGAATATCAATTCCAGTTTCACCACCAACAGACGCTTGAATTTCAGGCCATTGTGTGTTGATTAGATATGCAATTGTTTCTCTTTCACGGAACTCTTTGTCGTGTTTAACATATTCCCCCCTTTGTTTTGGCTTGGCATTTCGGCCAACGACACTAAAGTTTACCAGTCCCTTCCGTTCCTCAATATGGTTTCCAGTACGCAAATAAAATTTACTAGAAATTAGCCATTCCTGAAGAAATGCTTTTAGGTCAGAAGGCAAAGTAAACTCATTAGAATTTACTCGTTTACCCTTAAAGAATATATCATTACCACTACAGTTATAAACACAGGCAACATTTTCAGTAACCTCTGCTCCAATCTGTTCTACAGTTTTGGGATAATCACTACCAGTCACCAGAAAGCATGGCTCGCGGTTCATAAAATCCAAAAAGAATTCCTTGAACTCTGGATCCATTTTTCCTCTACTGGGTGTGAGAGTTCCATCCACATCAAAAATAAACTTGCGTGCCATATTTTAGCCCTGTCCTCGGTATTTTTTCCACCCACGCTTTGCCGATTTATTCTTTGGTCGTGATCGAACTGATTTACCAATTGATGTTACCTTTTTGATTCGATGCAAAGATGAACCACCTAGATTTACAACTTTAGCCATTCACTATTCTCCCATTTGCCTAAGTTGAGTTAAAACATTCTTTAATCTAAAAACAACCCCTGATTTGATGCTCTTTTCGGACCAGTAATCCATATTTGAAGTGAGATCATCCAGTGTTTCCATGAGCATCATGGATTCATTTCGAAGAGAATCATTATCTCTACGGTATTGATCACGCTCAGATTTTATTGCTTTTAATTCGTATTGTAATTTTTCGACTGTTAAGTCATTAGGTTTTCTTATAGCCAAAACTAAAAAGCCCCTTCACCGTATCCACCAATAGTATTTTCTATTTCTTTAAGAAGATCATTATAGTGTCCGATGTATCTATTATGCCAAATAATGTAAGGACAGTCAAGCAAACCATTTGCGCTTTCGCTTCCAATGTCCTTTCCATAAGTTTCAAAAAGTTCATTTAAATACATTACATATTCAATGTTTTTGTATTCATATTCAAGGTTCCACTTTTTGCACATCTGCTGTGCAGCATTGCAGAACTCACATTGTGTACGCCCATATATTACAATCATGTTTAAGAATCTTTTTGAATTAACCTTTTTTGGAGGTAGTCAAGTTTTTGTTCCTTGGACCAGTCAGCAAGATAATCATTGTCTGTGTCAAAGAGCTTTAATGTCTGATCTTCATCCATGATCTCAGTACTAATAATTTGTTCGCCAAGAAACTTCTGTGAAAACTCATTGACCTCTTCGCAGGTGACGGTATCTTCCAACCATTCAACCATTTTTTGATCATCCAATTTCACATCCGTATTTAAAGATTGAAGCTCTTCTTCAGAAAGAACATATCGCATTCGGAATGTTGATGTTACAGTTGCTACCGCATATTTCATATTTTCATACTCTCTTTATCAAATACATACTATTAATATAATACATTTTGGACCAAATGTCAACCATATTTTTCAAAAAAGTCATAATCTGACTGATAAATTTTTGTAATAAAATTAAGCTGTTGTGGGCTCAGATCATTCTTTGTTATCTCTTTCTTTGTTCTATTATATACAGTTGATATACCAAAGAACTTATTCACACTCTTCCGAGGAACGACCTCGAACTCATCAAACGATTGAGTGTCCACAAACATACATTGTGGGTGAAAATGATGGACCTGGTGGAGACTACCAATCTTTTGCAGGTTTTTAAAAAACAGATCAATTTTTTCTTCCTTCGTACACTCATCAAGATTCTTACCAAGTGCTTGAAAAATATTTTGCCCATAATTGTAATATCTCTGACCAGGCACAAGATACACATTAATACAGGAAATAAATCTATCAATAGGATCAGTAAATATTACAATAGGTTTACTCTTAACTGCACTGTATTTTAGCCATTTGCCCTTCACCAACTGAGCATCCTTTTCAATTCTTTTTCGGTTGGGATACGTTTCCTTAATGGTGACCGAACAGCTTCTAGGTATTTCAAACCAAGTCTTTTCACCATCCAGATCAAACAGTAATGGCCATTTAATTGATTCACACCAACTACAAGTACACCTATTGAACATAAACTCTTCTGGTTTATCAAGATCAGTCTCTGGCAAGAGAAACTCTCTAATGAATGAATCCTCTAGGACCATAGGTGGTAGTTTTTCCAGTGCATACTCTCGTAATATGTGATCTGGGTGACCATCTGGGGCTACCTCACCAGCAACTGGGGGTGTACTTTTCATAAACTGGTCATATTTAGAATAGTCGCCAGCGCCTTGTTTTATCTGCCAGGCGAATTTATCAAACGCATGCGCAAAAGAAGTGGCCTTTGTATTTCGTTGTTCGTTATTACCCATCCAGGCAAAATGCCACCCCATGTCCTGAATAACAGCATTATTGTGAGTAGGCCACTGTACTGGTAGTTTTATGTTACCACAGCGAATATTGCTGATTTTATTTTCCATAATTTGCTTTTTTGTAGCAAAGAACATCGCGCGCCACCAAACAACTGGTTTTCCTTCTTCATGGTGGATACGAAGATCTGCTCGGCCTTGTAAATATACCAATGGTATCTTAATGATTACATTAGGGTTGTTTCTGGTGATATTAGCCACCCAAGGAATATTGATTGGATTTATAACCTCATCAGCATCACCATAGATAAACACGGCATCGTCTGGTAAATCTTTCATACCTTCCATAACAGCATCTTTTTGTAGTCGTTCACGGACTCTAGCATTTACCGAATGTTTTCTTTTTCTATTCAACCCAGCGTTTTGATAATCAATATCAAGTATTTCAAACTCATCGGGTTCTGGAATGTCATGCTCGACGTATATAATTTTATCCATTGGAAGATCATTACGTTTGGCAATTTCCAGAAATTTTCTCTCAACGGGCTTGCCACTGTGAGTCTTGTTTGATTCTACAATAATAAATTTGTCAACGTAATCCTTTAAAAGATTTACTCTTAAGCGTAATACTTCCTCACCATATGGTGCGAACCACGGAAAACAATCTACAATCATTATACTCGTTCCAATACCGTTAAACCATTATTGTTCATATAAAACTCTTTAAATCGCCAGTGAGGATTCTTTATAATAAATTGAATGATAGCTGGCAACAAACCTTGGTATGGCTCGGATCCTGGCTCAGGATCTTGCCCACTTTCATTTCGTAGGCCATATGTAAATGTATCATGAAACACCAAATATTTCCGAGCCATATTACCATGAAGTTCTAATTCCTTACAAAGTTGAGCATAACAATGCCAGGTGTCAATGAATAACAGATCAGTTTCCTCAATGTCCAATGTGAGAACATCTCCTGCAATATACTCTACATCTTTATCTGCCTTTACAGCCTCATTAAAAATTTCAACCATACGTTTATCCAATTTTAAATCATATGATCTCAATACAGCATCAGTTTTAAGAAATGCTCTGGTGCTGTTACCTGTCCGCACACCCATTTCTGTTACATGGTCACACTCCAAACCTAGCTCATACAGAACCGGAATGTGCTCATGAATGTCACTCTTCTGATATCTTGCAAAATTATATGCATTATCAATTAATTGATTCCAACTCATATGTCTAACCACCTCGTATTATCTAAAGTCCATCGCACAACTTCTTCAAGTCGCTGTTCAACTGGTTGTGGAAGCCAACCCATAGCCGCCATACGGTCACCGCTAAGAGCATACCGAAGGTCGTGGCCAGGCCGAGAACTATGAAAGTCCATAAACTCATATTTTAATTCCTTTCCTTGGGCCTTTGCAATAAGTTGTGCAAGTTCCAAGTTGTTTAATTCCGTAGCACCGCAGATATTAAATTTAGGACATTTAATTCCTGTATTGTTTGACATATCCAAGGTACCTTCATGCTGTAACAAAAATAGTGTAGCATCTGCTACATCCTCAGCATGGATATAATGACGGGAACCTGGGATTGTTTTTGAAGCATCAGAATGGATCGTAACGGTATTACCATCACGGACATTCCGAATAGTCATAGGAATAAATTTTTCTGGGTGCTGTCGTTGGCCAAATACATTCATTGTGTGCGTAATGTAAATTGGCATATTATATGTGTTTTGATATGCAACAGCTAATTCTTCACCACCGGCCTTTGAAGCAGAATATGGGTTTGTACTATTATAACGATCATACTCGTCATATTTTATACCTTCTGGCGCTGGGCCAAAAACCTCATCTGTGGAGAAGTACAGGAACCGCTCAAGGTTTTCTTGCCTACGAGCATATTCCAATAGGTTGCCAGTACCAACAACATTATCCATTACGAATTCCATAGGCCTATCAATTGATCTATCGACATGAGATCCAGCCGCAAGATGAGCCACAATATCTACAGGTCCAATGTCAGCTTCGAGCATTGGATTGATTTCAGCCTTTAAATCGTGAAAGATTGTTCGTACGCGTTTGCGTTCTGCCGGTGTTCGGTCTTGAAGTAGATCATGTAAGCGATTAAGATTACCGCTATAGTCCAACCGATCTAATGTAACAATTTCCCAATCGGTACGGATAAGTACTTGATTGATCAGATGGTGAGCAATAAAACCACCGCCACCGGTAATAAGAATTCGTTTTGTCATTATATCTCCTCATCAATAACATTGTAAAGTGCTTGGCAGAATTACCACCAAGCGTTGTTATGTTTATTTATTTAAGCCAGCCAAGTCTTTTGCCTGCCTTTTTACGTCTTTTTGATTCCTCTTTTGAACCTGGGTATCTCCATGCCCATGTTACGATTAACACAAATAAGATAAAGAGATAAAATGTTGCCATAAGGTTACCAGTGCCCCAGTACATAAACCCTAGCGATGTAGCCATTACAACCATCATAAGGTATTTAGCTTTTTGTGGGTAGACTTTATACGTCTGCCATTCAGTAATAAATGGCCCAAAGGTCTTATGATTCATGATCCAATCGTGAAACCTCTTGCTCGATTTTGCAAAGCAAAAGGCGGCCCCAAGGATTGGCGTACTCCACGGCAAGCCTGGAAGAATAACACCCAAGTAGGCTACGCCAACCAGTAAAATCCCAAGTGTAAACCAAAAAGCTTTTTTAATTTTATTCATTTTATTTTCCTTCCACAGTCGTTTGCCAAAGAATGCCGATTCAAGTTGATTCATAATCCTAAACTCCACATCCATATTGGTATTACTATAAAATGCAAAAACACACATAAAAATAGCATAAGTTTGACTGTTAATACATTATTGTTTTTATTATTCACTCTAAAACTTTCTTTAGTGAATTTACCAGGTCTAGCATCATAGTGTCATCATGTAATGGTGTCGGCGCAATGCGCAACCTTTCCTGCCCTTCATCTACCGTAGGATAGTTGATTGGTTGAATATATATGCCAAATTGTTGCAATAAGATATCACTTAACTTTTTACACTTTTTGGCATCTCTAATCATTACAGGAACAATATGAGTACAGGCTGATTCGTGTATCTCAATATTATTATCTTTTAACATTGATGTCAGTTTTGCCGCACGTTCCTGGTGCTGTTCTCTTAATTCGTTGTGATCCTTAAGATATCTGATGGACGCGAGAGCGCCGGCGCAAATGACTGGGCTGAGTGAGGTGGTGAAGATAAATCCAGAAGCCACAGAACGAATTGCATCAATAACAATAGAGCTAGAAGAAATATAACCTCCCTGAACTCCAAAGGCTTTTCCCATCGTCCCATTTATAATATCAACCCTATCTGTTAATCCTAGCTTTTCTAAATATCCAGCCCCCATATGACCATAGAGCCCGACCGCATGAACCTCATCAATATACGTCATTGCATTATACTTATCAGCAAGATCACATATCTCTTTAATCGGTGCCACATCACCATCCATTGAATATACAGATTCAAAAACAATTATTGGTGTCTTGTTTGACAACTGAGCAGTTTGAAGTGCTAACTCAAGCTCTTGCATATTATTATGTTCCCAAACAATTTTGGGTGCTCGACTGTGTTTTATGCCCATAATAAGAGAGGCATGATTTTTATTGTCAGACAGAAAAATAAGATCAGGAATTATTCTTGTAAGTGCAATCAACGACCACTCGTTGGCGACATATGCACTAGTAAATAAAAGGGCAGATTCCTTTTTATGTAGGGATGCTAATTCTCGTTCAAGTGTAACATGATAATGCGAGGTTCCTCCAATATTACGGGTACCACCAGATCCGGAACCTGTCTGATCCAATGCGGTGTGCATTGCATCTATAACGATTTTATTTTGCCCCATACCAAGATAATCATTAGAACACCAATTTACAATTTGCTTTGGTGCATATGGGCCATACCAAATAGAGCGGGGGAAGTCTCCCCGCTCTCTAAGGATATCATTAAAAACCCGATAATTGCCATCAAGTTTTAAAGTTTCAACTATCTTTTCAAAATATGAAGTTTCAATCATAGCAAAAAACCTTGCATTATTTCTTTTCGTTAGCCTCAGCGATTGTCATTTTATCAAATTCTGCACGGTCTACTACACCTTCGGCTAATAGCTTTTCCCTATTTTTCATATGTTGTGCTTGGACCTCTTCCTTTGATCCACCAAAATATGGAACACAATGCCCTTCTGAAATCATGATTTCAGTAACCAAACGTCCATCCGCAGCACGAAAGTCACCAAGAATACGACCAAACTTTCCCTTCATATCCTCACCAGATTTGTCCTCAGTAGTAATAAGTTTAGCACCATTTGCAAGCAACTCACCTAGCCGTTTGCTAGATGCCTTACCAAATAACTTTTCTACTCTATCTGATGTACGTGATTCAGGAGTATCGATGCCCATAATACGGACCCTCTCATCCTTCAAGCAAATACCGAATCCAAGATCAATATCTACATCTACTGTATCACCGTCGACGACCTTAATCACGACAATGTCATATTCGTTTGTGTTCATTTTATTTACATTCCTCTTAGTGGGTGAACTTACAAGCTTATTTATGTTATTTTAGCATACTGATTTATGAGTATAAATGCCATAATTGTTCGTAACCACCAATAGGAGACTCGTCTACCTTAATCTGTGGAAATGTTCTTGCACCTGGAAACGTTTCTAATATTTCCTCGCGGGTAAAGTCTATACCCAGTTGTTTATATGTATATTCCAATTCCTTCTGTTCGCATAATGCCTTTGCTTTTACACAATAAGGACAATTGTCCTTGCCCCAAATTTCTACCGTCATAGTGAGAACCCCTTAAATGTGTCTGTTGATACGTCTTGTTTAGTCCCACCTGATACATAACTTGTAATTTCTGTTTCCTGAGGTGCTACCTGAACATCAGCACCAGAAATCCATTTTTGAGTCCACGGAAGTGGATTTGTTTTGACATCATAAGGAGAGGTCAAATTTACATTCTTCATTCGGCGTGTACAAATAAACTCAATATATTGCCCAAGCAACTCAGTATTCAAACCAATCATTGACCCGTCTTTAAATAGATATTCAGCCCAGGCCTTTTCTTGGTCTACAGCATCTACAAACATTTGAATGCATTCTGCTTCAGTTTCTTTTGCAATTTTTACAAAATCTGGGTCGTCCTTTTGTAGTGTACGAAGCATTAGTTGAGTCGAAGCAAGGTGCAAATTCTCATCACGTGCAATCAACTTGATGATCTTAGCATTACCTTCCATCTTCTTCAGTTCTGCAAATGCCCAAGAACATGCAAACGAAACATAGAAACGAACACCTTCAAGAATGTTAACACTCATCAGTGTAAGCCATAATAGCTTCTTCAACTCATATAGGTCAACAGGTACAATATCACCATTGATTGCATGACGACCAACACCCAGTAGATTGTAATATGAACTCATTCTAATCAGGTCATCATAATACTTGGAGATGTCGCCAGCACAATCAACAATTTCTTCAATGTCCATCATTTCATCAAAGATTTTAGATGGATTAGAATAAATGTTACGAATAATATGTGTGTACGAACGGCTATGAATTGTCTCTGAGAATGTCCATGTTTGGATCCAATTCTCAATCTCTGGCAAACTTACAATAGGAGCAAATGCTTCTACTGGAGCTCGACCTTGCACAGAATCAAGTAAAATTTGACGCTTCAAATTACTCGTAAAGATGTGTTGTTCATGTTCAGTTAGACTTTTAAAGTCCTTTGCATCCTGGTAAATGTCAACCTCTTCTGGTCGCCAGAAAAACCCGAGTTGACTATCAGTCAACTTATCAAATGATTTATATTTTAATGTGTCGTAACGCTGAATTGTTGGACCACCAGTTGGATCCAAAAACATTGTTACCTTTGTGTGATCCGCTTTGTTTGCGGTGTTAAAAACGCTCATTCTTGCCCTCTTTGATATTGTAGCCACATTAAACCAATATAACATAATACCGATGTAATGTCAACTAATTTTTTTATATTGTGCAGGATTCGCAATCCTCATCATCTACATCTGATTGTGCAAGAGGCTCTTGTGCCAACTTGTCAACATCAACCTCACCTTGACCATCGTAGGTATTAAAGTAATATAACTGCTTCCCACCATATTTGTAGAACATCAATAGGTGCTGCAACATTGTACTCATAGGAATCTTTTCATCTTCTGAATATACTGGATTGTAACTAGTATTGATACTGATACCTTGGTCAATGTACTTTTGTAGAACCGCCATAATTTTCAAGTAACCTTCTGGAGACTTTTGGTCCCACAGTAGATCATATTTATTTTTTAGTCGCTTAAATTCAGGAACGACCTGTTTTAATACTCCATGCTTTGATTGTTTAACTGAAATAAGTGACCGAGGTGGCTCAATACCGTTAGTCGCATTTGCAATTTGAGCTGATGTTTCGGATGGCATTAGAGCCATGAGTGTAGAGTTACGAATACCAGTATGCTTGAGCTGTTTACGAAGTCCCTTCCAATCCATACGCTCTTTGTGCTTAACCAACTCATCTAAGTCTTTCTTATATGTCTGGTTAGGAGTAATGCCGTGTCCGTATTTGGTCTCCATCAGCCCAGGAATAGGTCCCTGTTCTACTGCTAGGTCAGCAGAGGCTTTGATAAGATAATAGGACCATGCCTCT